CCCCCTTATATAAAAACCGAATGGGAACCTAACCTACAAAGTGTTACGGAAGCGAGATAAATGTTTCCCCTTATACAAAAATTTTTTCCCCTATATAAAAACATGTAAGGTCGTTTCATTTATGCAAAAAAATTTCGGACATATTTTTTCGGCCATAGAAGTCGATAACGTAACTGGGGAGTACAAGGTTGTAATACCCGAAGCAGTAATTAATGAGATGGGGTGGTTCGAAGATACGGAACTTAAATGGAACTTGGTAGATGAGGAAGTGATAATAACCGAAAACACAGATTGATTGACAACACCTATATAATGTGATATGATTGAATTGAAGGAATTTAATTTTTATGGCTAAAGGATTCACGGTGAAAGCAAAATCACCGACTGCACAAAAGCAAGTGCAAGAATGGGACTATGAGAAAGCGAAGCAGTTGGTGAAGGGAAAGGCAATAGTTTTCTGCTTACCAGGCCGAGGAGTCTCATACCAATACTTAAAGAGTTTCGTACAACTATGCTTTGACTTGGTTCAGGCTGGTGCAAGTATACAGATATCTCAAGATTATTCATCAATGGTAAATTTCGCCCGTTGTAAATGTTTGGGTGCAAACGTTCTTCGTGGGCCTAAGCAATTACCATGGGATGGAAAACTAAAATATGACTGGCAATTATGGATTGACTCAGATATAGTCTTCAATTCTGAGAAGTTCTTTCAGTTAGTCTTAATGGAAAAAGATATAGCAGCAGGTTGGTATGCTACAGAAGATGGTAAAACAACTTCAGTTGCTCACTGGTTAGAAGAAGATGATTTCCGTAACAACGGTGGAGTCATGAATCATGAAACAGTAGATAGTATACAGAAAAGAAAGAAACCTTTTACAGTGGACTACACAGGTTTCGGATGGCTTCTTATTAAAAAGGGAGTATTTGAAAACGATGGTATGCCTTATCCATGGTTCGCACCTAAGATGCAGGTCTTCGAAAGTGGCGAAGTACAGGACATGTGCGGTGAAGACGTTTCTTTCTGTCTTGATGCGAAAGAAGCAGGTTACGAAATCTGGTGCGATCCACGTGTGCGTGTAGGACATGAGAAAACAAGAATCATATAGTATTCTCATAGATGGGAAGGAGGTATACTCAAACCTCTCTCAGAACGAATACTTCGATCAAATGGAGGACTTGGCGATTGAATTCTACAAAACAGGTTCTCCACACCCTGATACAGTAAAAACTAAAATTAACACGGAGGAATAATGGCAGTTTATTCAAGTACTAATGCTCTTAAGGAGTCAAAACCCAAAAAAACTCGTCAAGGAAACGGAAATCACTCAAAATATTCGGCAACATCCCGTAACTCGGCTCGTAAAAAGTACAGAGGACAAGGAAAATAACCGCAGTGTCTCGAAAGAGGCACTTTTTTTATGGGAAAACCAGTATAAATAATAAAAAACCTTTGTCTAATGGCGATTAAGAGGATATCTAGAGGATTTAAAGATATTTCGTTGTCTTTTAAACCCCATCCTGTAACAGATGATTTACAAGTATTGAAGAATGAAGACGCAATTCGTCGTTCTGTAAGAAATATAGTGCAAACAATTCCTACTGAAAGATTCTTTAATTCACTGTTAGGATCAGATGTCCAAAGAAGTCTATTTGAATTCGTTGATTTTGGTACTGCGTCTACTATAAGGCAGCAGATAGCTATTGCATTAGATAACTTCGAACCAAGAATAGAAAATGTAACCGTTGCGGTAGACCCAAATCCAGAAGTTAACTCTTTTGATGTTACCGTTATCTTTGATATTATAGGACAAGAGTTTCCAACACAAGAATATTCATTCCTCTTAGAGGCAACAAGATAACATGCCTTTTACTAAATTTACAGATCTTGATTTTGATCAAATAAAAACCTCAATTAAGTCATATCTCCGTGCAAATAGCAATTTTACGGACTTTGACTTCGAAGGATCGAACTTTTCCGTCCTTATAGACACGTTAGCTTATAATACGTATATCACAGCATTCAACTCAAACATGGTTGTGAATGAATCTTTCCTAGATTCAGCAACAGTTAGAGAAAATGTCGTCTCATTAGCAAGAAATATAGGTTATGTACCCCGTTCTAGGACGGCAGCCACAGCACAAGTAACATTTGATGTAGGTCTAAACATAACTTCACTCAATTCAACCCCTATAGCGACTATAAAAGCGGGTTTAGTGTGTGTTGGAGACGCAAATAACACCTCACATGTGTTTTCAACGTCCGAAGACATCTCTGCACCAGTAAGAGAACCATCTATAGGCACTTTTGTAGCAACATTTGAAAATATTTTACTAAAAGAAGGCACATTTCTTAATAAAACCTTCACAGTTGATGGTTCATTAGATCAAAGATTCATTTTAGACAACCCACATATTGATACTTCGACTATAAAAGTGTATGTTAAGGGGCCTAGTGACTCATCTGGGTCAGTTGGAATTGAATATTCACTAGTTTCTAACATTTTAGACGTAGATTCAGTCTCAGAAATCTTTTTAGTGCAAGAAGTACAAGATGAAAGGTATGAAGTAGTGTTTGGTGACGGAATAATTGGTAAAAAACTGGAAAATGGGTCTGTAGTTACTGTTCAATACATTATTACTGATGGAGAAGACGGAAATGGTATTGGACATAATAATAGTTTCTCATTTGCAGGTAGAATTGTTAATGCAGCAGGGGGATCTATCACTCTAACATCAACTCCTAGTGTGGCTACCGTTGAGGCATCCACAAATGGGTCTGAAATAGAGTCTATTAGTTCAATTAAGTATTATGCACCTAGAATCTATTCCTCCCAGTACAGGGCGGTTACACCTAGGGATTATGAGGCAATAATAAAGAAAATTTACCCAGATACTGAGTCAGTAGCAGTCGTTGGTGGTGAAGAAATGGATCCACCAGAGTTTGGTACTGTTACAATTAGTATTAAACCTAAAAATGGTACATATGTATCAGCATTTAACAAAACTAGGATTTTATCCCAATTAAAGCAATACGCTGTATCTGGTATTAACCAAAAAATTGAAGATCTTAAGATACTATATGTGGAAATTGATTCTGCAGTGTATTTTGATGAAAATAAAGTTTCTACTTCATCTGCTCTTCAAACAAAAGTCTTAAATTCACTAACTTCATATTCAAATTCTGTAGATATGAATAAATTTGGTGGAAGATTCAAATATAGTAAAGTACAGCAAGTAATTGATAGTACTGATACTGCTATTACCTCTAATATTACACGTGTACGCATTAGAAGGGATTTAAAGGCAGCAATTAACCAATTTGCTCAATATGAACTATGTTATGGTAATCAATTCCATGTAAACGCAGCAGGAATGAATATTAAGTCTACTGGATTTACAATATCTAATAATATTAGAACTGTTTACCTTACAGATACTCCTAATTCAGATTTGAAGACGGGTGTTATCTCTATTGTGGAAATATTAGATGATGGAACTGTAAATACTGTTATAGGTTCAGCTGGAACAGTAGATTATATGAAAGGAGAAATTCTTCTCACTACAGTAAATATTACATCAACACTTAATAATAGTGGTGTTGTAGAAGTACAAGCAATCCCAGAATCCAATGATGTAGTTGGATTAAAGGAACTATATCTCAATTTTAGTCTTTCAAAAAGTACAATAAATATGGTTAGGGATGTGATAAGTTCAGGTGATGAAATTACTGGAACTAGCTTTATTAAGGACTTCTATACTTCAAGTTATCTAAACGGAAAATTAATACGCGAGTAATCGAAATATGATTCAAACTGGCATTGAACCGAAAGTAAAGGTTCAACAAATCATTGAAAATCAGCTGCCCGAATATGTATTGAGTGAAAGTCCTCGTGCAGTAGATTTTTTAAAGCAATATTATATTTCTCAAGAATATCAGGGAGGTAATATTGACATCTCTGATAATTTAGATCAGTATTTAAAATTAGATAATTTAACCCCAGATGTTGTTGTTGGATCAACAACCCTTTCTACTGGAATTAGCACAGATAGTGATACAATTCCTGTTTCTAGTACAAAGGGATTTCCTAATGAATGGGGTTTATTAAAGATTAATGATGAGATTATAACTTATACTGGTGTAACAACTAATAGTTTTACAGGTGTTAAACGTGGTTTTAGTGGTATTACAAGTTATCATCAAGAGTTAAATCAAGAAGAATTAACATTTTCTACCTCTAGTACTGCAGATCATCTCTCAGGATCTTATGTACAAAACTTAAGTTCTCTATTTTTACAAGAATTTTACAAAAAACTTAAGTATTCTCTTACTCCAGGGTTAGAAAATGTTGATTTTGATCCAAATTTGAATGCAGGTACGTTTATAAAAGAAGCAAGAGCATTATATAACGCTAAAGGAACAGACGAATCATTCAGAATTTTATTTAATGCACTTTATAACGAAACTCCAAAAGTTGTAAATTTAGAAGAATATTTATTAAAACCATCTGCAGCAAATTATGTTAGAAGAGAAGTTGTAATTGCTGAGGCTCTTAGTGGTGATGTTACCAAATTAGCAGGTCAAACACTCTTCAAAACATCAGATGTTAATACTAGTGCTTCAATATCTGAAGTTGAAGGATTTAGTAGAGTTGGTGTTGCACTAACAACTATTCAAAATTACTATAAATTATCACTTTTCATTGGTTTTGATGACTCCGATTCTACAATTCAAGGTGATTTTGATATTACACAAGCAACTAGATGTCTTGATAATGTAAGTATTGGTTCATCAGTCCTTAGTGTTGATTCAACTGTAGGGTTTGGCCAGACTGGAACTATAATATCTCTTGGTAATACATCTATTAATTACACAAGTAAGAGTGTTAACCAGTTCTTTGGATGCACTGGAATAGGTGTTTCTATTAAAAAATCAGATGAAATAAGAAGTAATAACACTTATTATGGTTATGAAGATGGAGATAGTACTAAAAAAGTAGAATTAAGACTTACTGGTGTACTTTCAGACTTTGAACAGGTCTCTACAAACCTGAATATTAATGAAGGTGAGACAATTTCAGTTAAAAATGTCGGAGATTTCATACAAAATCCAGCAACAAACGCAACATTTAAGCAAGTTTTTGCAAATTCATGGATTTATAACACAAGTTGTAGATATTTTCTTGAAGGACAGACATTTAACAGTGCAAGTACCTTTACTACTAAGTCAAAAATTGATAGATCTAGTCTAAAAAAAGGTGATATAGTCGAAGTTGTTCGTAATAGGTCAAATAATGTTGTAGCATTTAATAATGGAGTCTTAGAAAGTTCAATTTTACAAATAACTGGTGATAATACTGTTCAATTATCAGATTCTTTATCTGTAGAAGGTGCAATTGACCTTAGAAGAAAACTAAATTATGCAAAAAGTACTGCAGTTCCTTTAGAAGTTGATAATATTATCACAGATACATCAAATTTATACATTAAAGATGAAACTGAAGCATATTATGCAGCAAATTCACTTCCATCTGGAAGAACTGGTGTTACTACCGACTTTTTAAATGTTATAACCACTGATGTTAAGTCTGCAACAGCTACTGGATTAGATAGTTTAGTACCAAATACATTAGATCAGTATAGTGTTGTTTCATTTGGTGAACCTGTTCCTTTCTTTACAGGTGATGAAATCTATTATAAACCATCTGGTACTCATTATGTTGGATTAGAAACTGGTAGA